ACTAGAAGGCGAATTTCTCGAATATCGCCTAAATCAGCATTTTGACCAAAGAGCGTTTGAACTGGAATTTGGTCCAGACGCCACATATCCCCAAATTGCCCTTGGAGCGAAACATGTAGGGCATTTGAAGGATTTGCTACATCTAGCACAAGAAAAGGGTCTCATATGAAACCCTCAGCAGTTGAAATCCTCCTTCTCATCTCTGAGATGGAGGGTTCTTGTACATATACAAAGAAATACGGTCTAACCGAGGACCATGAGGTCCTCAGAGAGATGTGTGATAGATTTTATAAACTTTACTTCAAGTTAAAGAAGGAAGAATCAGTATCCTCCGTATCCTCCTCCACCTGAGGAACCACTCGATCCACTTGATCCGCTAGATCCGCTAGATCCAGAACTACTGGATCCACTGCTCGATCCACTGGAACTTCCACTGGAAGAACCGCTGGATCCACTGGACGAATCTCCTGGACTACTGGTTGAAGAGGCATCCTGTGTACCTGCTTCGACACCGCTGCTGTTAACGCCAGAAGATGTTGTGGTCTCAGATTGAGAAACAGAAGTAGTAACAGTTGCTCCACTTTCCGTCTGAGTTGTAGTAACGACTTTGTTTACCAATTCAAGACCAGAAGCAAACGCAACGCCTGCTGTTCTGCCATATTCTGTGGAATAATCAATTTTCTTGATTACAAAGGTTTCATTGACAGCATTAGGTGTAAACTTAATACCAGTTACATCCTCAATTTCGTCATTTGGTGCATATGCAATTAGTTGTTCAAATTCGTCAATAAACGTCTCAACGTATTCTGGTTTCAATAACCAGATATTCGATTTCTGGTCATTTATGTCTTTTTCGTATTCCCAGTTAGAAATAGGAATAGAAGCATTTGGGACTAGATTACCATCAGGGGTATAATAGCGATAATTAGCATTTACCTCAATTCCTTCCTTCATTACGATTCTGCCACTATCATCTCTGATTTCCCTAGTTTCGTAATGATGAATATCGTTCAAACGACCTGCATATCTAGTTTTTACATAATCAGTCAATTCTCTCTCTGACATTGGCCAATCATTGTACATATTGGTAATGTTATTACAGAGGAAGATCACCCAGTCCTGTTCAGCGTCGCCATATATCTCAAAAGCGACCTGATCAGGTCTTTGATTATTCATGATGGTATATTGCTGGAACCCCAACAGAGCATCTTGAATATCTTCTACCAGTTTACAGCGACGGAAGATATTCTTAGCAATGACAAAAGGTTCGACGTTATTTTTACGGAACGACGAAACACGGACTTTAACGTCAGGTAAGTAAGAAAAATAAGACATTAGGTGAAATCGAAGTAGTTAGTGTCGCCAGTTCCAATTTTCGGGATAGCATCATCAGGAAGCGAGAAGGTATTAGGAGGCAAGAATTGCTCGTTTCCTGATTTCTTCTTCTTACCGCTATACATACCGCGAGTGATGAATGCGGTCTCATCGAAGGTTAATGACATCTTATATGCAGCAGGACCGTAGTCTTCAAGCTCATCGCCACGTCTGATGGAGTTATTTTGACCATTAGGTGTCATATTGACTTGTAATCCAGTTAGTACCATGTTGACAGGATAGGTCAACAGAGTTGCAAGACTTTGAGGTCTGCTGATTTTATTACCACTCTGATTACCTAACTTACCAGGAGTATATCTAACAATCTCAGCACGGAAGAATCTAGGTATGGTCAACCATTTATCATTGCCACCATCAGTACCTGGTAGCATCGAATCTCTGAGGGTTAGAATGATGTCTCTAATAGCAGATGCTTCCTCACCATTACGAGGTGCCATATCAAAGTCAAAGTTATGCTGACGATAATTTACACCACGGAATACAGTTTCTTCGTATGGGTTGAATACTTTTCCTTTTGCTAGTGCTGCTAGTTGATTCTTACTCAGGTTACCATCTACACCAATAGCACCAGAAAGGTTGGTAAAGATACCAGCAACAGCACCGAATGCAACCTGCGACTTAGCAGAGTTAGCACCCTTTTGGATTGCATTCGTAAATGTATCCATGTTGCCTCTACCAGACACAGCATCAACTGCTGCACTACCGAAAGGACCTAATGCTGCTCTATCATATGCAGTATTGAAAGTTTCAGTTAGTTGATGTGGTAAATAGAGGTATACTGTCTTGTAAATCTTTTTCTTATCACCACCACCTTTGCCTTTACCAGCATAAGTATATGAGTTAGAATTCTCATCTGACTCATAAATGGTGAATTTAAGGTAATCCATTACCTTAGTAGGATATCTAGATTTCCTCGATATGGCTCCATCAGAACCCACCCCGCCCCTAGGTGCGATTAGCGGATACATCAATCTATTACTTGCCATGAGTTACTCGGGAAAATACCGTCCGTCAAATAGACAAAAATATAAAGGGGACCCTACAAACATTATTTATAGGAGTTTATGGGAAAGAAAGTTCATGGTATGGTGTGACAAAAATGAAAACATTGTTGAATGGGGTTCGGAAGAGATTGTCATCCCCTACATTTCTCCTGTTGATAATAGGGTTCATCGCTATTTTCCCGACTTCTATGTCCGAGCAAGAACCAGGGACGGAAGGTCTCAGAAGTTCATTATCGAGATTAAACCGAAGTCGCAATGTGCTCCGCCCAAAAAGAAAAAGAGAATCACAAAACAGTATCTAAGTGAAGTGAAGACCTATGCTGTCAACGAGGCAAAATGGAAGGCAGCAGAGGAGTATTGTAAAGACAGGCGCATGACGTTCAAGATCCTTACAGAAAACGAGTTAAAGGTATGAGTATTTTTACTGATATCAAAGATTTAGCAGGAGGGAAGAAGCAGTCTAAGGACTGGTATCGTTCTCAGGCATTTTATGGGTTAGAAGACTCCACAGGTTTCAAGGTGGGTGATGTAATCTACTATGCATATGCTGCTGCTACTGAGAATCTACCTTTCTATGACAGATTCCCTATGGTATTGATTACTGACATAGATATGCAGAACTTACAGTTCTCAGGTGGAAACTTGCATTATCTTAGACCAGATGCACGTAGAAGCGTAGCAAAGTCATGGGGTGGAGGGTCTGTTTCATATCCTTCTCGCTGCCATCATAAATACTTTATGTCAAATGCTAGTAACATCAAAACTGTTCGGCGTGCAGACCTCCTTGATATGACTCCTTTACCGCTAGAACAATTTACAATGAGACGAGCGGGTATGAGGATAGATGTGCCTAGTAGTTTTATTTGGTCCAGACTCTAATGGGAAATCCTAATAGATTTAATCAATTCAGGGCAGAGATTGCCACTAACAGGTTGGCACCTGCTACGAGTAATCTGTGGGAATTCCGTCTGCCACCGCCTGTCTTCATGGCAAGTCAGTTTGGTAGATTTAACTCAGATATTAGAGAAACTGTAAGCAATATCAACTATTTTGCTAATTCAGTGACTGTGCCTAGTAGAGCAGTTACTACTGGTGAAGTTAATAACTTCGGTATGATTCGTCGTTTTGCCACTGGGCAGACGAACTCTTCTATCAATGTATCATTCCTTGTGACTAAGGACCAAAGTCACAGAGCGTTCTTTGAGAAGTGGATGCACTACTGCGCTTCTGATTCTGACAATACTGTTGGATTCTATGATGATTACGTCACTGATATGACTGTCGTCAAATGGGAGAGTGGTGCTAATTTCAGAATCATCAACGATAACAACGATCAAAAGGATAAAGAGCACAGAGGTGCGTTGAATCCGATGCAGGCATCTGCTGTATATCAGATTTATGGTGCATTCCCAGTAAATGTCAGCACTATGACTCTGGATAACGAACAGACGAGTTTGTTGATCATGGAAGTTGAGTTCTACTTTGAGAGATATAGAATGGATCCTGTTGCTTCTAAGACTCTTAAATATAGGCAGAAACAACCTGCCTTCACTTGGCAAGAAGTACAACTACGAGTTGAAGGTTCTGGTAACCCAGACGTTCAGCGATATAGTGTATAAATAATTTTATCGTAATCTATCATTATGCCTTTACCAAAACTTGCTGTGCCAGAGTATGATTGTACTCTGCCTGTCAGCGGTCAGAAAGTTAACTTTCGACCGTTCCTCGTAAAAGAAGAGAAACTCCTCTACCTCGCTATGGAGAGTCAGAAGGAGAAAGAGATGATCAAAGCAGTTAAGACTATTCTTAAAAACTGCACAGACCTAAAATCTGTTGATGATCTCCCTACATTTGAGTTGGAATACCTGTTCTTACAAATCCGTTCTAAGGCGGTGGGTGAGACAAGTGAATTCAAAGTCGTTTGTCAAGATGACGGTGAAACTGAGGTAGATGTTGAACTTGACCTTAATGAGGTTGAAGTTCAAGTTCCTAAGGATCACAAGAAGATTGTCAAACTGAGTGATGAAGTCAAGATTCAAATGAAATATCCTGCTCTGGATGTTTTTGTTGAACGTAACATGACTGATGAACCATCACTTGATGACGTGTTCGCACTTGCTGCTGACTGTATTGATAAAGTATATGATGGTGATGAAATCTATGATTCTTTCACTAAGAAAGAAGCAACTGACTTCATCGGTGAGATGAATAATGAACAGTTCGCTAAGATTCAAAAGTTCTTTGAAACTATGCCGAAACTCACTCACACACTCATTGTTACTAATCCTAAAACAGGAGTAGAGAATGAAGTGTTGTTGGAGGGTCTAGCAAGTTTTTTCGGGTAGCATTGATGCACGATAGTCTTATGAATCACTATAAGACTAACTTTGCATTGATGCAGCATCACAAATATAGTTTGACCGAACTAGATAATATGATGCCTTGGGAACGTGATGTGTATGTGAACCTTCTACTTGCTCATTTACAAGAAGAAGAAAGGCGCATGAACAAACAAAACAATAGTGTCCCACTTTAATGGCAGCAACCCTAAGAAAATATATCAGCGTAAAGGCACCTAGCACTGGGCAAGATGACCTCGGTAAGGCAATTAGAACCGAGGTCTTTGCAAAGAATAGGTTGGGTGGTGCTGTTTCTTATTTGGGATCTGCTGTACAAGATTTCAAAGAGATTGCAGAAGTTCATACTGGGTTTGAACTGGATGCTTTACAGCGCGAGAAAGAACTCGATGAGAAAGAGCACAAGCATAAAGTCTCTATCATCGAGGCACAAGAAGATCTTTTAGGTAGAAAGAAAGGAAGAGATAAGGATAAGGCATCAGAGGCGTTACAAGAGAAGCAGGATAAGAAAGCACCTGCTGAAAAGAAGAAAGAGGGAGAAAAACTAGCAAAGAAACAGAAGGGTAAGTTTGGGTTCATAAAAGCACTGCTGCAACCCCTGAACTCTCTCGGCGGTATGCTGATGAAGGTTCTGGCACCACTTCTGGGAATGAAGTTGCTGGAATGGGTCAGTAAAGAAGAGAATCGAGAAGCATTAAAGAAACTCTTCGGATTTCTTTCTGCTGTATGGTCATTTAGTCGTGCCCTAGCAGGGTTTGGCATCGACAATGTGATGAAGGGCATCACAAATATCTTTGGAGAGTCTGATAAGACTGGTGTTGCTAGGATATTTGAACAGATGTTTGGCGTCCTACAACTTGTAGGGGGTCTTGCTGCACTCTGGGCTGCTTCTAGGGTCTTGATGCCTTGGAAACTCATTGGTGATGTCAAGTTCATGCGTGGACTTGGCAGGGCAGTTAATAGTGCAAAAGACCCAAAAATACGCACAGACCGCGATGGTCGTCGTGTTGGTGGTCCTGATGTTGATATTGATGGTAAAAAGCGTAGAGCAGGAAGTAAGGATAGATACGCAAGACGTTACGGTAAGGATGCTGCTGACAGAAGGTTTGGTAAAACTAAACCTAAGCGTCCTCGTGGTAGAAAGGGGAGGATGTTGGGTGGTCTCATGGGTATGTGCCCCAACC